GTAGACGGCCGGATAGCTGTCTCTCAGCTTATTCAACCACTTCATCACAGCAACCTGGCTAGTATCGACGCCTTTCTCGACTGACGTAAACTCCGGACGCCCAAACGCCTCCTGGTAGGCCTTCAAGCATGTCTCATCCGGGTTATTACGCGGAGCGAGGACTCTATTCGTAACGGCACTTAGCTCTGCGGCCTGAGTCGTGGCCAAAGCTAATGGAACTGCACCGTCACTGACTATCCCTGACACGAGCATCCGGTCGGGTTCGGATGTGCGTTCTCGCGTCGCGCCAAGTGATAGCCTGCCCTGAACCTCTTCTAGCGGTGGGCGAATATAACGCGAACCTGGGATCGGTGTATTCCTCTGCATTACAGTACCGTTGCCTAGGAGCGGAGACGTAGGACTCTCTTCGGACGCGAGGGACTGTGTCCAATTCGAGGTAACGTAACTCCGCCATCCCTGATGGAGGCGAACAGCACCGCAGGTGCAAAAGAAGCACAGCAAGGGTGCCAACACAGCGGCCAAAGCCAGCCCGATTCGCTCGCCAACGTTGTGGTCGATAACCTCCAAAGGAATGAAGGGTACCACAAGTAACAGGCTTAAGCAAACCAGGTAAGGCCACGACCTCACTGCCAGCGTCCCAAACTGAAGGACAACCGAGTGAGTCTTCATCGCCCAAGTGAACCTGTTAAGCATGGTGTAGTTCACATCGACCTCGTTCTGCAAGTTGCAGACGAAACCGAGTGCAATCATGGCCGTAAGCATTTGCGCTGAACGCCCCGAAGGGATTCTGCTGCGCGCATACCTATTCTTCATGATGTGCGTGACCTCACTAAGGAGCTCAGGTGTGCGGGGCCGGTTTCCTACATGGAAGGCAACCTGCCCAACACCCGTAATCGGCAGCGTCAACCTGACTGTTTCTCCCCTGAAAACATAGTCAGTGTAGACGAACGGACCGATCTTACGGACAGCGTGGACGTCAAAGGTGACTTGGGTGAATCGAGCATTATCAGCTACAGCGGCCTTAGCGGCGCTTGAGAACTGTACTGGTCCCGCACGAAGCGGGTC